GAGATCTAATGTCATCAGATGCCTACCGGTCGAAGGTATTACAGCCAGTTATCAACGAAATAGCTAGGCTAATTGATTACGGCCAGCCTTGTATTGCCTCCGGTGTGACAACCGGTAAATTCGCAGGTGGCCATTTTATTAGTGTTGGAGCCAATAGGGCAACTGCACTAAATTTGCACAATATCCATATTCAAGCTTACCACTCGAACGGTCCGCAAGGTGGCCAGCCTTTGGAATACCTGGCAGGGATAAAGCAAACATACGGCAACGATTACGCAGACTACCTCCTATCATTCCGGGGCTATTCAAACGCCAATCGGATAACTAAGCAACAGATGGTCGAAGCGTACCCAAAAGCGAAACGGGTTCGTAATTGGCTCAGAAAAAATAAAGCGGTGCGATCTGCTGAAAAGCGAATCAGGCTCCGCAATTTGGTAAACCAATATTTAGAGATATATGAGCAGGAATATAGATAACTACGATTACGTAGACCCGGACCATTACCAGCGGTACGGAATGCAAGCCTGGGAGATGATGGTACACATCTTCGGTAAAGATGCATTTGTAAAGTTCTGCGAAATGAACGCGTTTAAATACCGGATGCGAATTGGTGACAAGCCAGGTCAGGATATTGAAACGGAGCTGCAAAAAATCAAGTGGTACGAAAACAAAGCGGACGAACTACGATGACGAACTGGCAAAATAGATGGATGGAGCTAGCTTTCCACTTTGCAAAATGGTCAAAGGATAAAAGTCGCAAAGTAGGTGCTGTCATTGTTTCAGATGACAAACGGCTTTTGTCAATTGGATATAACGGAATGCCATCCGGTGTAAACGATGACGAGCCGGAACGCTCAGAACGACCTGAAAAATATTTCTGGTACGAACACGCAGAACGAAACGCCATCTACAACGCTGGCCGGCATGGTGTCAGCCTAATTGGTTCGAATATGTATTGTACCCTTTTCCCGTGTGCAGGTTGTACCAGGGCAATTATTCAGGCAGGGATTAAAACCGTACAAGCGCCAAAGCCAGATTTTAAAGATGAAAAGTACGGCCAAGAATGGAGATCAGCCGTACAAATGTTAAAAGAAGCAGGAGTTGCTTACAAACAATTTTAGACATGAATCTGAAAGTATCACATACGCACATCATATCAAAGTTGATGGACAAAAACGATATATGCGTGAAGGATATACTGCAAAAAATAGCTCACACGAAGCGAACCGATAAAGGGTTTAATGTTTGCCAATTCCATAAAGACCTCAAAGATTACTCAGTAATATTTACCGAAGAATGGCAGGCAGAGGTATTTGGTCTAAGCGTAAACGAAATAGAATGCCGGGTAAAGTACTACCTGAACTATTGGACACACATATCGAACAAGTTAAAATATTAGGTTAATAAGGTCATCTTTAAACGCTTGCTGGATTCGTCCGGCAGGCTTTTTCAATCTAAAAAATGAAAGTAGAACTACTCACAAAGACGATAGGAACAGGAAGCTATTCTCAGCTAAGCGCAGACGAAATAATTGGAGCAGTAGCCCGGCACGCTGTCATAAAAAAAGAAGCAGGCCGATTAGTCCGCTATTTAATCAGCCACGCACACTGGTCACCAATGGAGCATATACATTACACCTTTCTAATCGAAACCAGTCGCGCAATTGCAACGCAAATCCTTCGGCATAAGTCCGGCCATTTTCAGCAGCACAGTCTGCGATATAGCTCCGGAATAGGTATAGAACCAATCGAATTTAGATTAGAACACGAAACGAACCGTCAAAGCTCAACGGAGCCAGTCGGAACAATTAACCCGGACTATACTGTTACAGGTATAGAAGCTGCTAACTGGGAACAGCACAACGCGATTCAAAGCACAAGGCGAGCTTTACAAGATTTGCAGAATGCCTACAATGATTTAATCGAAGCAGGAATTGCAAAGGAAACAGCCAGAGCTATCCTTCCGCTCGCAAGTACGACCCGGCTACACTTTACGGCCAATCTGCGCGACTTCTTGGCGTTCCTCAACGTTCGATGCGATGAACACGCTCAGAAGGAAATAAGGGATATTGCAACGGCTATCGGGGAAGAACTGGAACGACACCACAAATACCTCAAAGAAATAGACTGGCGCAATGGTATGTTTATGTGGGTGAAAATATAACCATAAAAAAAAAGAATATGAACCTTTACAAGATTGACCACGCAAAGAGTTTTGCTCAGGGTATGTATATGGCCGAACTGGTTGATATGCACGATTACGATGCAAAGCAAAGCAGCAACTTCTTCGCAGCTAACAAAGACCTGAGCGAATTTAAGCAAGGTAAGCGAATCAGAATCACGGACATCGAAACCGGAACGCAATCAATGGGCAAGGTTGCTGTCGCAAAGAACGGCATCCCTCAAGCGGTACAAACCGATGACGGTAAGTTTATGCAGGTAGTTGGGCTACTTATCGAGATACTGCCACTGCTCAAGATGCTGGTAATAACCGTCAAGGATATTTTCAAACGTAAAAAGTAGTATGGCATATATACCTAAGCAGGAACGCAAAGAATACGAACCTAAACCTGTCGCAAAGTTTGGCCAGGATAAATTTTATAATACAGCCAAATGGCGCAAGCTAAGTAAAGCTATCAGGTCTGAGTTTGTTATCTGTCCTGTATGTGAGTTAAGACCTTCGCAAGTTACAGACCACATCGTCAGCAGACCAGAAGGCGCAGACTTCGACAAAGATAACCTGTTGCCTATGTGTCATCAATGCCATAACGTTAAACGCGGACTTGAAGCGAACACAAATAGCCCACTTGTTGAAACGAAACATAGCGATACTGAACCGAAGCTAGTACCGGTGGATAAGTTTAGTATTGTGGCTGTAATCAGGGCAAAAAAAAGCAAATACAGGCTCAGGTAAATCAAACACGAAGTGTTAAAATTGTTTGAAAAGTTGCACGGGGGAGGGGGGTAGTGCGCAAAATGCCGAACGTCAGACTATCGAGCTGGGCACGGGGCATATCTTTTTTCCCAGATTGAGCCTTTTTAAAATTTTGTTGGAATTGTTTTAAAATCGAATTTTGAAGAAGTACAGATCGGACAGAATCAGACCTGCAATTACAGGCGTGAGATTTGAAAGTTTACCTGAATGTCCAGAGCATATTCAGAACAAGTCAGCTATTGATTTGTGGAATGATGTAGTTTTTGACCTTAACGAAAGAGGTCGTTTATCTACTGTGGGGATTCATATTGTAAGGCAGTATGTAGAAAGTTTTGCGATTTACGATAATGTATCCAGGCAGATATTCAAGGGGGAGGATGCTGTAAGTAAAAACACATACGACACAAGGAAAAACCCGATATATTCCATCAGGTCTAAGGCTTTAGAAGAAATGGGTAAGCTAGAAAAGCTATTAGGTCTATCTCCATACAGCCGCGATCGCATTACAGTAGCTGAGCCAGAAGACGAATCGGATCCAATAGATTTTTAAAACTGTAAGCGAATGCATCCAGGTAAAACCGGAAATATAAGTGAGATGTTGCAGGAATTGCAAGCCTTAAATTGTTATAAAGATGGTTTTGAGGTTAAATCAATGAATGAATGGATGAACCAATCATATAAAAATTACAAACCTGAAATTAAAAAACATAAGCGTAAATCTATAAGTAAGTCAAAAAGGTTTAGGATATTGAATCGAGATAAATTTAGATGCCAATGTTGCGGTAGAAATCCTAAAGAAGATGGCGTAAAATTGGAGATAGACCATATATTACCAGTTTCAAAAGGCGGTAAAAATGATTATAATAATTTGCAAACTTTATGCAGAGATTGTAACAGAGGTAAAGGCGATAAGATTTTCAGCAAATGAACATAGCTGAACAATACATTGACGATGTAATAAACAAGCGTATAACCACTGGCCAGGATATACGTAGGCAATGTGAACGCCATAGACGTGATTTGGCTCAAGTTGATAAAACCGAGTTTGCATACTATTTCGATGAAGAAGCCGCAAGTAATGCTATCCAGTTTGCTTCGGTTTCTTTTTTTGGAAAGGGTCGTTTGTCTGGTAAACATTTTCAGCTAGAGGGCTGGCAGGCTGCTTTGCTATGGCAGGTTTACGGATGGAAGCGAAAAGAAACGGATACACGTAAGTATAAACAGGTTTACGTTAAGGTAGCCCGCAAGAATGGCAAAACTGAATTTTTATCCTTGATTGGCAATTACGGATTTACAAACGAAGCTTTCAAGGGGCCAGAGCGTGACCCGGAGATATATTGGGCAGCAACGAAAAAGGACCAGGCTAAATACGGCTGGCTGATTCAAAAGGCACAGCTCCGGCATCTGTCCAATTTCAGTAGCAAGGTTGGGAATTATTGCAAGATATTAACTCACAATATCGATACGACAAAAGGTACAGGATTTGTCAGGTATCTGGGTAAGGATTCAAAGACGGAGGATGGCCTTTCGCCTTATTATGGGCTTGTAGATGAATATCACGAACATCCGTCCAATGACATGGTAAACGTGCTTATATCTGGTATGGGTGCGCGTATCAGTCCTTTGCTTTGGATTATTACAACGGCTGGCTTTAATCCTCAATCACCATGCGCGCAATTTGAAAAACGGTGCAAAGACATACTTAGCGGAGCAATTGATAACGATACTATTTTACCCTGGATATTTGATTTAGACCCAGAAGACGACTGGCACGATGAGGATACATGGCAAAAAGCAAACCCGAACTTAGGCGTATCTGTAAACATGGAGTTTTTGCGTGACCAATATCGGGATGCTGTGACGATGGGAGCGGATAAAGAGGCTAACTTCCTGACAAAAAACCTGAATAAATGGGTTTCTGCGCGCGTAACGTTCATCAAGGATGCTACATATTGTAAAAACATGGGCGAAGTTGATATAAATGCGCTTAAGGGTAAAAAATGTTACGGTGGGCTTGATTTGGCATCAATTAACGATACAAACGCGCTTGCTTTATTCTTTCCTGAGCAGGATGGTATAGATACGCCAATAGCTATTTGGTGGTACTGGATGCCAGAGGATAATGTAAGAGACAGGGTGTCAAAAGACGGGATTCCGTATTTAGATTGGATAAATGAAGGCTGGTTGACTGTCACACCTGGAAACGTGACGGACTATAATATACTGAAACAGGAAATAATCGAAATAGCTGAGCAGTTCGATCTGGTTAGTGTCGGGTACGATAGATGGAACAGTAGTCAATTAGTTATTGACTTGTTAGAGGAAGGTTTACCGTTTGTCAAGTTTGGACAGGGGTTTGGTAGTATGAATGCTCCTACAAAAGAATACCAGCGACTTATGCTAACGGAATCTATTAACGTTGGGCAGAATCCTGTGTCCAGATGGCACAACAGCAATATTAACATCGATATGAACCCGGCAGGGGATATAAAGATAACAAAGGCGAAAAGTAGTGAAAAGGTGGATGGAATGGTTGCTTTGATGATGGCCATCGGTGAGAAGATGGACAAACACAATAACCAGGGCAGTGTTTACGATGACCGGGATATAATTATATTGTAATGAATAAAGAAACGCCTTCACTTGAGCAAATTCAGAAACTATACACGCGCAAGGGCTACTTTGAGCGGTTTTTTGAATTGTGCATTGAAAACCCAGGTCAAACCTACAAAGCTATTTACCATATCCTCGAATCTGAGTACATAATGATTTTTGGCCAGAACAGATACGACAATTACGAATCTTTTAAGTCTGCAAAAAGTCAATTCCTGAAAAGTTAATAAACTTTACCCTCATTTGGTTGAAATAGTTGCAAATTGTACCCAACAAAGTATATTATGGGTTTATTTGACGGACTTTTTGGCCTTTCAGGTTCTAAACGTAGTTTAGAGAACCCAAATACGCCTATAACGGACACAACGCTTGACGAAGGCGGACAAGACCCGGACGCTATCCGCATCGATGCCAATACAATCCTATCTATTCCCGAATTTTACCGGGCAGTTCAAATCAAAAGCGGTGTTATCGCTTCGCTTCCTTTTTCAGTCGTTCGTGTTGAGGATGACAGACAAGAAAAGCTATTAACCCATCCAGTAACGCGCCTAATCAATATTAGGCCGTCCGACCTTTACACTTCCTATTCTTTTCTGGAAACACTTGTATTACATCTGGAGCTATACGGTAATTTCTACGCTGAGATAAGACGGAGGCAAACCGGAGAGATACGGAGCCTGGAAATTATGGACCCGGCTACAATCAAAATTGAAAAGACGGAACGGGGCGACATTAGATACGTTGAACGGACGAGTGGCAGCAAAGAAAGAAAACTGTTTTCTGATCGTGTCTTTCACGTACACGAAACAGGTGTAACTGGCATGGCCGGTATTGATAAAATAAACGTACACAAAAAGAACTTTGCTTTGGCTATTGCTGCGCGTGACTATTTGGCCAACTTTAACGCAAATGGCACTTTTCTATCTGGTGTACTAACACATCCATCACAGTTAAAAAGCGAATCAGCTAAAAGGCTGCGCTTATCCTGGTCTAAATTATACTCAGGTTCTGGTAAGGCTGGCAAGGTGGCCGTACTTGAGGAGGGCATGGATTATAAGCCAATCACAGTTACACCGATGGATGCAGGTAGCGAATTTACCAAAAACCAAATTACGGCAGATATTGCCCGTATTACCGGTGTACCTAAAATCCTACTGGAAAATTACGAAGATGCTACCCTGAACAATGCCGAAAGTATTGCGCAGTTTTTCGTCAATTATACGATTCGTTTATTGGTAGAAAAGATTGAAGCTGAAATATACGCTAAACTTATACCAGAAGCGCAACAGGATAACCACAGGGCCTATTTTGATCTGAAAGGACTACTTAGACCTGATGCGCAGGGTAGAGCTTCATATATAGATGCCATGATGAAATATGGCATTATTAATCGAGATGAAGCGCGGAAAATGGAGGGGCTGAATCCGATTGAAGACGGCAGCGGTAAAGAATATCTTGTACCGTTGAATATGTTTAATCCAAATGAACAACCAGATGGAAACCTTGAAGACAATTAAAACGGCTTTTCGCGGGGCTTTTTCTCCGGCAAGCTATAACGAAGATAATAACAGTTTTGACGTGACCTTTACCACTTCTGCACCTTATGCCAGATATGACTTTATGCGTGATGAGTGGTACGATGAGGTTTTAAGTTTTGAAGACGATCACGTCAAGCTAAACCGATTAAACGCAGGTGCGCCTGTATTGAATAATCACGACCGATACGGAGGTTTATCTTCTCAAATCGGTGTAGTTGAACGTGCATGGATAGAAAACGGCCAAGGTGGAGCTACAATTCGCCTGTCAAACCGGGAAGACGTGAGAGGTATAGTTCAGGACGTGAAAGACGGGATAATCAAAAATATATCCATTGGGTACGAAGTCAGGTCAGTACAAAGAGAGGAGCGGGGAAAAGGCGAGCGACCCATATACAGAGCTATCGACTGGGAGCCTTTCGAGATTAGCCTGGTTCCTATTCCAGCTGACCCGGCTGCACAAGTTAGGACAGTTGAAAATCAAATGCAGGAAATTGAGATAATTGATAAGGAAGAAATTAGGGAGCTAGAGAATGAAAATACTGATTCGACAGCTACCATTGAAGAGATAAACAAAAGCTATGCGGACGTAGACGCGGCCTGTGTAGGTATATTTTTAACTAAATTCTAAAAAAATGAATTTGAAAAGTCTGTACGACAAAAAGGCTGCGATCTATGCCGATATGCAAGATTTGAGCAGCCGTCTGAAAAGTGAAGAGCGCGGCATGAATGCTGACGAACAAGAACGCTTTGAAAGAGCTAACAACGATTTTGAATCAATCGAAAAGCAGATTCAGAACTTGGAACGCTTGGAAGCTATCACGAACACAGTTGAAGAGCGCAAAGAGGCTCAGGTAGACAATCGTTCACAAGATGAACAGTACCGGGATGCTTTTATTGCTTATGTTCAGAATCGCGACTTAGACCAGGGTCAGCGTTCTATCCTCCAGCGTGGAACTGAAACAATCACTACTACCACCTCCGGCACTACTTACGGTGGCTACACTGTACCGACTGAGCTGTTTAACCAGCTTGATGTAGCCCTGAAGGCTTTTGGTGGCATGATGGATGTTTCTCGCATTATTGATACTGCTGGCGGTGGTGTGTTCAATATGCCTACTTTGGATGATACATCTGCAAAAGCTGTTATTGTAAGCGAAGCAGCTTCTTCTACTGTTCAGGACATGACATTTAGCCGGATTACACTTGGTTCTTTCACTTACCGTGACTTGGTTAAACTGTCTGAGGAGTTCATTCAGGATGAAGCCGTAAACGTGTTGGGCGAACTGGCTAATCTGATGGCTATTCGCTTTGGACGCGCATTAAATGAGCATTTCACAACTGGCGACGGTTCTGGTAAACCCACTGGATTTGTAACAAGTGCGACAACTGTGACAGGTGCTTCTGCTTCTGCTATTACTGCTGATGACATCTTTGACCTGCTGCATGGTGTTGACCCTGCTTATCGTTCTATGCCAGGTGCTGCCTTTATGATGAACGATGCCACATTGAAGGCTATCAAAAAGCTGACTATCGGCACTGCTGATGATCGTCCGCTTTGGGTTCCTTCTTTGCGTGATGGCGAGCCTTCTACCATCTTGGGCAAACCTTACGTAATTAATCAGGACATGGCCGATATTGGCGCAAGTGCTAAGCCTATGGCATTTGGTGACTGGTCCAAGTATGTAATCCGTCGTGTACGCGGTACAAACATCCGCAGACTGAACGAACGCTACGCAGACGACCTTTCTGTTGGGTTCCTTGCGTTTGCTCGCTACGATGGTAAATTGCTGAACACAAGCGCAATTAAGACGCTTGCACAACCTGCTTCCTAATGAAAGTAGTTTTTAATACCACGTGTGTTACGACCTTTGGCAAATATGTCAAGGGTCGTACATACGATTTAGACGACAAAGAAGCTAAGCAATTCATTAAAGAAGGTTTAGCTGATGCTGTAAAGGTTCCTGTAAAGAAAACAACACGCAAGACTAAATAATGAGTTATAAGGTCACATCGCAGCCAGCAGTCGAACCAGTTACATTAGCTGAGGCTAAAAACTGGTTAAAGGTCATTGGTACTACTGATGATAGCCTGATTACTATGCTGATAGAATCGACCCGGCAGACGCTGGAAGATAGACTAGACCTTAAATTCATTACGCAGACGGTAGTACAAAAGATTGACAAATGGCCAGCTCACAGCGTTGAGTTTAACCTAGAAACATACCCGGTGCAATCTGTCACAAGTATTGAGTACAAAACGGGTACAGGTACGGCTACATTTTCAACTGACCAATATACAGCTGATACGACAAGACAGCCGGCTAGGATTTACCTAAATGAAGGTGCGACCTGGCCAACATTGAAAGCAGAACAGGAAGCGGTTTCGATTACGTTTGTAGCTGGATATGGAGATACTGCTGATGATGTACCGGTAAAGCTAAAACAGCTATTGCTACACTTGTTAGCTTATGCTTATGAGAATCGGATGAACCCGATAAATGAGCGCGTGACGTATATTGATAAGTTAGTTCACCTGCATAGAAATTTCACTTTTGAATAAAGGGAACGTCATAGGGCAGATGCGGCACGAGCTGCAATTCCTCTCTCCGTTATCCGGTAGAGATGAGAACGGCTCTGAGATTGAAACCTGGGTAGCTTCTCAGAAGGTTTGGTGTAATATTGAATATAAGCAAGCCGGAAGCGATGAAATGAGTGTAGGCGCAAGGATTCAGTCTTTTACGGCTGCTATTATTACGCTCCGTTATTTAGATGGCATTGATGCCAAAATGAGGATGTATGCGGACGGATACGAATTTGATATATTGACTGTTCTTCCTGATTTGCGCAAAAGCTATTTGACATTAGAAGTAGAAATTGACCGGCCAACCACTTTACAGGCATGGAGTACAGAGGATGGCCAATACTGGACGGATCCAGATGGCAATTACTGGATATTCGAAGACCCGTCTGCTACGCTTGCAAATGCGACTGGTATAAGTTGGTCAGATGGTACAGGTCGAATTTGGACACCTAAAACGACTTTGAATGATTGACGTAGATGAGCAGCAGTTGTTATCTATACAAAAAAACTTTCAGGAATTAGGTAAGAGTATTAACGATAGATATATTCGGAGAAGGGCATTTCTGAAAGCTGCACAAATTGTAAAGAAGGGTGTTCAGTCTAAGATTAAGGACAGTAAAAGGCCGCATTACCGGCAGGATGTTGGTCGAAAAATCACCTATTATCCTGGCAACTTACGAAAATCAATTAAAAGGCTTCAATTTAGAAGGTCGCCTGATGTTTTTGTAGGTCCATTATTAAGGAATAGAAAAGCTGGTGCAAGCGTAGGTAAAAGCGCAGGTACAGCAGAGGGTTATTATGCTGCAATGAGTAGAGGTGTTAATAGTGATGCTGATAAGTTTGATAGAGAAGTATTAACGCCTGGTGTTGCTAGTTCATCTGCTTCAGCTATTGAAGCTGCTAAAAAGGAAGTTGATAGGCTAATGAAAAAATTTAATTTTAAATAGCATTATGAATATTGCCCCGGCACTATACGAATTACTAAGAAAAGACAATACCATCAAGGGTATTGTTAAGGGGCGTATTTATCCGGATCAGATTCCGCAGAATGTACCCTACCCTGCCCTGGTTCACTACAAGACCAATGTGCAGCAGACGGTAATTAAATCAGCTCCAACACAGAACTACAAAATAACCTGGCAGGTAGACATCTATTCCGAAAAGTACGGAGAGAGCGCAACATTAGCCCAGGCTATAAAAAGTTTACTTGACAATTACAGCGGCACGGTAAAAGGCATCTATTTACAGGGGTGCTATTTCCAGAGCCAGAACGATGATAAATATATTGAACAATTACAAGCATACGCTACCCAGATGCAATTTTTGATAAGGGTGGTAAACTAAACTAAAATAATATGGCAACTACTGGAATTGTAGACGGTAGTCTACTCAGAATCAAAATCGGCTCTTCTGTCGTAGCTTATGCGACTGTTTCAAATTATAGCCGTACTCGTAACGTTGAAGACCGGATTCACAAAGACCTGTCTTTAGGTCAGGTCGAAAAATCGCTTAAAGAAGCATCTGGTACTGTTTCAATCGAAGGATTTTACGCTGAAGATGCGACTAGTAACAGTGTAGAAACGCTGGAAGGTGCATTTGCAGACAAAACGCTTTTGAGTGTTGAATTTACAACAGGTGTAAGCGGTGATTCGTTGCGTTCTTTTTCTGCCTACATTTCAAGTATTGAAATTAACGCAGAAGCTCAGCAGGACGTGACTTTTTCCGCTACTTTGGAGATTGACGGAGCTGTGACAATCACAACAAACGCATAATAAATGAGAGAAGTAAAAAGGATAGCATTTAATGGGGTAGAGTTTCCAATGAGTTTCAACCGATATGCTTTAGGTCGCTTCATGCGCGATCAGGGAATAAGTATTTCCCAGATGAACGAGCTGCCGGAGGATTTGGAAACGGTGCAAAAGCTGGCTTATTTTGGTATTGTAGGTGGATTTGCTGCTGAAAAGGGAAAAGACCCTGATTTGACATATATCCAGTTCTGTCTGGATTATGCCGATGATTCAGACGGTTTAAACCTGGCTATGGAATTGTTTGCAGAGCAGCAAGCGGAACAAGACGAAGGCGGTACCGAAAAAAAGCCGAAAGCGACAGCAAGCAAGAAGTAAAGCTGTCGGACGTAGATGGTTTAGTTCTGGGTGTTGTTGGCATATCGTACACGGATTATATGCTGATGACATTCAGAACCATCAACGCAATCATAAAGGCTTACAGGCACGAACAGCAAGAGAACATAAAGATAAGCTGGGAGCAGTCGCGTTTGATTGCGTTTTATTCAGCGAATCCGGAAACGGTAAAGAAAGCAGGTTATAAGGCAACCGGGTTGATTAAATTCCCTTGGGAAGTACCCGACAGTAAACCTAAGTCGTTAGCAGATTTGAAGGCGCAATTCGCTGACATTGATGCTAAAATAAAGCAAATCGATGGCCAGTAAATTAACGGTAAGGTTAGGATTAGACCCATCTGGCTTTAATAAGAGCTTAAAGCAAGCCAGGCGCAGTCTGAACAAGTTTTCAAAACAGACTAGGGAGATAGGTTCGAGCCTTACCCGTAGTCTTACTGTGCCTTTGGGCGGTTTAGGTATTGCCGCTATCAAATCCGCTGCCGATTTTGAAAAGTTGGAAAAGCAGCTAACTTCTGTTACTGGTTCGGTTGATAAATCTAGGGAACAGATAGCAAGGCTTAAAAAGATTGCTGAGGCTCCTGGTTTAGGCTTTGAGCAAGCTGTAAGTGCATCAGCTAGATTGCAGGCAGTTGGATTGAACGCTGAACAGGCGGAAAAGTCAATTGCCGAATTTGGTAATGCTGTTGCCAGATCTGGAGGTGGTGCGCAGGAATTTGACGGGGCTATCCTTGCATTAACTCAAATTGCAAGTAAGGGTAAAATATCAGCTGAAGAAATTAACCAGCTCAATGAGCGCATCTTTGAGATTAGACCAGCTTTGAAAAATGCTTTTGGCACAGCTAATAGCGAAGAATTGCAAAAGCTAGGTATTACATCCGAAGAATTTATTGCAAAGGTCACTGAAGAGTTTGCAAAACTTGACCGGGTTCAAGGTGGACTTGCAAACGCATTTGAGAACCTTACAATCGGTGTAAAATCGTTTTTGGCTGACATAGGTGGTGTTATTACTGAGCTGTTCCCAGTTCAGCAGATTGTTAGCCGTATTACTGACGGATTAACACGATTGGCGGAACGGTTTAAAGGTTTGGATGCGCCTTCGCAAAGGTTAATAATTATCCTGGGTGGCATCGCTGCGGCTATTGGCCCGGTTATTTTAGCTGTTTCATCCATTGCATCTGGTTTAGCTGTTTTAGCATCTCCTATCGCTTTAACTGTTGCTGCTATTGCTGGTTTGGCTGCTATTTTTGTTACTGCCTATCAAAAGTCGGAAGTATTTCGGGATACAGTTCAGGTTATTGGACTGGTCCTGAAGACGATTGTTGTAAACGCTTTCGAGTTGTTAGGTTCAGCGATTAGGACGGTTGTAAACCTGTTCGGACTTAATAACAAAACTTTAAAGAATAGCAGCAATAGTTTTAAAGAGTTCGGAGCTAGTTCTGTTGTGACTATTGATGGCGTAATTAATGCAATTAAACTACTGTTTAAGGCTTTCACGTTTGGCCCTAGATTAGTTAATGCTTTGGGTAGATCTTTGGCTGATGCATTTATAAAAGTGCGTCAATTCATAAAAACAGGTAATACAAGCCTATTAGGTGATATAGGTAAGGGTTTTATTGACAATCTTGAAAACACGTTCAAGGGCGAAGGTATAAATAGGTTTTTTGATAAGGTCGAACGAGATGTAAAGTCAGCACAAAAGCGGATAAACGCAGCAAGGTTTAAGGCATCAATCGAAACACCTGTTGTTACAGGTGGCGGAGGAGATACGGCTGCGGCTCCAACTTCGGCAGGTGGTGCTGTTGCTGGTGCCGGGGTTTCTTCAGCTGGCGGTGGGTTTGTAGATGTTGCTGCTGCTGAAGCTGACAGATTAGAAGTCTTAAAAGTTGCTTTACAACGTGCTTATGACCAGACTATATTAGGTTCATCTGCAATCAAACAGGATATTACCGAAATAGGTGTACAATCGCAAACAACAGGTGATTTAGTAGCTAGTTCGTTTGAAAGGGTTAGTACAGTATTATCTGAAAGCATTAACAAAACGACTGCACTACAAAAAGCTCAACAGCTTTACAACAAATCACTATCGGTTAATCAGGTCATTGCAGACAAATTAGGTTCTACTTTCGATGCTGTTTTTAATGCAGTAGCTGAGGGGAAAAACGCATTTAAGGCATTAAGCCAGGGTATTAAGCAAATCGTTATCGACTTAATCAAAGCAGCGGCTAAGGCTGCTATTTTTGCCGTAATTACGTCTATTATCGTACCTGGTGGAGCTGGCTTTGCATCCTTATTTAAATCTGGATTTAGTGCTTTATCTGGTCTACCAATCGGTAAAGCGGCCAGTGGTGGTATTGTTCCGAATAGTCAAATATTGAACGTAGGTGAACAGGGAGCTGAGGCGATTATTCCGCTGGATCGGATTAACGAATTTACAAAGGCTCAGGAGTTGCAGGTAAGAATAGAAGGTACTGAATTAGTTGCGCTGTTGAAGAATAGCGAAGATACTTATAACCGAATGTTTTAATTATGGCTATAATCGATGGAGGCGAACTTCGGGTTTATATTGGTGGCACTCCGATTGCTTATGCAACAAGTAGTACAATAAACCTAACGGCACAAGTTGACGAACTTGCGCCTACTTCTGTTTCAGATGCTCCATTTACCGTAGTTAAGCCCAGACGGAAGAGCGGGAATATTTCAACCAATAGCTTATACGGTACAAGCACCAATTACGATTTTAAGCAGATGTTTGATGCCTGGAATAATGGCACACAGCTAACTATTGCTTTTAAATCTGGAGGCGGCAACGAATGGGAGGTAAGTAGTTCAGCATACATTACATCTTTGTCAGCTACTGGTGCGGTAAGTGAAGACAGTAGCTTAAGGGCTACAATTACATTCTCAGGAACGATAACAATATCAACAAACTGATAAATGGCGGCACGCTTACAGAATACGATATATGATGCCAATGGTCAGGACTGGACTATTATAATCGATGACGCGGATTATAGTGGTTCAGTCTTTGATATTGATATTACAGCTGCTAAAATTCAATGGCAGGCATCAAGTTCGGAGCGTTTCGCTCCTGTTATGCCATCGGTGGCAGATATCGGATTCCGGGTAAACGGTGCAATCGAAAACGCTTTTGTTACAGATTACATTGCCGCATCTGAGCAGAGGTTTAAGCTGATAATTTACAAAGGTGTAAACGTATTTTGGGTCGGTAATATCCAGACCGATAACGTCCGAAAGGAAGATAAAGAATATCCGTATATTTTCACGATTCGAGCGGCTGACGGTTTAGCCTTGTTAAAAGACATAGAGTATAATGATGATGGCAATCCGTATGAGGGAGTTCAGCCTTTATCTGTTCACCTGACAAATGCACTAAACAAAACAGGTCTTACTGGATTACTTACTGATGTTTTGGCAACTAACATACATTGGTACAGCGACCAGAATACCGTTAGTGATAATGTTTTTTTGCTTACTGAATTAGACCACAGGAGGTTTATCAATATCGATACATCTGGTACTAGGTCTTATGAAAGTTGCTATAAAGTATTAGAAAGCATCTGCGAAGCATTCGGGGCCAGAATTGTACTAACTGATGGATCGTACAGGGTTATTCAAGTTAATGAGTACGAAGGAGGGGAATTAGATTTTTTTAATTTTGATTCTACCGGTAGTGCTATAAATTCAACTTCAGCTACAAGTTACAGGTTAGAGGATGGTGTTGATGTTATCAGATTAGGTGGCGGTTCGTTTCAATATTACCCGGCTTTAAAAAAGGCTGTTGTAAAATATACGCATTTTCAGGCTCAAAGCATTATACCTCCTGATTCGGTAAATAGCACATTGTTTAGTATTGACAACGTAGATAGCGGTGGAGGTACGAGTACAATACTTTTTAAAACTAAATACGAGGCTGAAACCGAGTTTACCGGAGATTATGTAAATGACCATCGTATTAAGTTTGGCGTTCAAATAAAGATTGGCCAGAAATACCTGCACAGACCTGCAAGTATGAGCGCAAACGGTTCAATATATTACGGAACTGCAATATGGAGGGATGCAATAAGCTACGTTGAATATTACACTAAAGCACTATCAGAAGGCGCACCTATTGCCTTTGTTGATACTGCAATTATATACAGCCCAGGTATACCTGCTGATGGGCAAATGGATATAAGGGGGCAATATTTGGCGACGGTTGGGAAGGATGGCGTTAATTTAACGTTTGGCACATTTTCAAGTACAATATCCTTTTTTGATTCTTACCTTGAAATAGTACCGGCTGGTGTGTTGTCAAGTAGGGCAAATGAAACTATTTATACTACTGAGAATGCAGCTACTGACAACAGCAAGAAAATAGAACTATCTGTTGAAATTGGAGATGGACCAAGTTTCAACGCTTTAGGTGCTTTACTTGTGCCGGATTCAGGTGCAATAAATACGTTAATTAAAGCTTCTGGATGGGCTAAAGACAATGTAGGCGTTGATACGCCAATTAGTAAGCTTTTGGCAAACGAGATAGTAAAAAGCCAATCTAAACCAGTAAGAATAATCGCAGCATCTTACATAGGTTCAATCACCCCAATTAATAGCGTTTATTACAAGCTCAACGACTACGCTGTAAGACAAGCTACTTTGGATTTGGTTCAAGGCAAGACACAAGGATTGTTTTTTGAATGTAACACTTCAGGAGCCGTCATAATCGAAAAAGACCCTGAACCTGTCTTTAATCCAGAGAACGAGCCAATCAGTCCGATTACACCTATTGGCGACATCGTAAAGAATCCAAATGCAGAGGCAGAAATTGACCCGGCTTTACAATCCACTTTTGATAGTATCAAGGTATTTGTTACAGACCAGGATATAAACGCAGGCGATCTGGTTTCATCCGTTCAAATCGTACCAAGCGGAACGGATTACTTGATTAAAGATGGTGACGAATTTCAGGTCGTTGACAGCATTACCGGACAGATACAGACGTTTACTGCGACGGCTGACGTTTTGGCTTCAGATACATCTGTAAGCGTTCAAAGTGTTACGGCTGATCACGATATTCTATCTGGTTCTAATATCAGCTTCAACCAGGAGCAGGTAATAATTAAGATAAACGAAAATTCAAGCGGTGGCGGTGGTGCTGTTTCCAGTCTGACCGGAGGCGAAGGTATAGACGTAGATGTAACGACCGGAGATGTTACGGCTAGCTTAGACTTAACTGAATTGCCTTTAGCTGGCTTTGGGTTCGATGCAAATGATTACATAGCTGGCAACAATGGCAGCTCCAATATTCAGGGAACTGTTTTAAGTATGTTTCAGAACCTGCTTTCTGCGGGTTCAAATATTACATTAACCAATACTGGTACTGGTATTCAAATATCCGCAACTGTACCTACTTCTGGGGTAGATAGTATATCTGTTGGAACGGGTTTAGATGGTGGCGGTACAGGTGCGGTTAGTATTACGCTCGATTTGAGTGAGTTGCCGCTTAGTGCTGGATATGATTATAACGATTATTTGGCGGGTACAACAAGTTCCGGGACGCTTAGTAAAACAAACGTTCTGGATATGTTCGCTAATATGATTACAGCTGGCTCAAATGTGACTGTATCCAATACCGGTACACAGATTCAAATTAGTGCCAGCAGTTCTACGTATAGCTGGACAGTACGAGCTGAAGATTCCAATACTGAAGTAATTACGAACGGAGAGGTATTAGATGTAATAGCTGGAAATGGATTGACTACTACTGTAAGCGGTGGCAACTTGACTGTATTCTTGTCTGGACCTGGTTTATTAGGTCTTGGTGGTATTGACGGGGATTATGAAGCCTGGGTATTTGATGGCATTATAACAGGTCGTAGGAGCCTTAAAAGTATCCTGACTGACATACTAACCAGTTCCGACGGTAGTGTCACAATCGGAACGAGCGGATCAAGTGTAAACCTGACGGCCAGCGGTGGAGGTGGTGGTACTGATGGGGATGCTAATTGGGATGATGCTAGTGTAAATTTGCAGTATCTAAATGTGGATATGAGTAGCACAATTATTAGTACTACTTATTCCAATAAAAGACATTTTACAATTGGCGCAAGCGTAACGAATACAGCAACAAGTGACACCTTGATATTATTGCCGTCTCCAAGTTCCACTTATCAGCATCACCAAATATGGGTAGCTGCTTATGATAATTCAGCTAGTTATTCAGTTAGGATTACATCTGGATCAACTATCAAGACATTAACGAATGGCGAGCTTGTTTGTGTTAGATGTGCAAGACTAGTTGGAACTTGGACATGGTTAGCGACTTAAAAAACCTATTCAAATGAAGAATATAACCGTATTAGCATTATTGCTATTTCCTGTTTTGATTCAGGCGCAAATACTGCCGAATCAGACTTCACAAAAAGACCCAGAGGGGACAGATGCGATTTACACGCAAGAAAACGGAACGCTGAATAAAATTCTATTCGATTCTGCTTTTCATTTCTTTATTCCCAGAATCAAAACGGCTGCACTCTCCTACTCGATTACATCCACAGACAATCCGGACAGTTTACGCGGTTATTTCGTGCTGGACAATACAGCTACCTGGTATTACATTGATTCCGCTTCTGCTGCCGTTTCACTTGGAGGCGGTGGCGGTGGCGGCACAACGCAGCTATTAAGCTATTCAGGTACTGACTTATCTATTAGCGGTGGCAATACGGTTAGTTTATCAAATCTACTGGACAATACCGATACACAACTAACTGAGGCCGAAGTAGATGCCTATGTTGCTGACAATGGCTATCTGACATCATACACAGAAACGGATCCGGTATGGACAGCGGATAAGCCGAATTACGCTACAACTGCTTACGTAGATGCAAACGATGATACAGGTACAGACGACCAAACAGCATCCGAGGTAAGTGTTACGCCTACCGGCAATCTGGAAAGTACAAACGTTCAGGACGCTTTAGAAGAAATACAAACACAGGTAGACGGATTAGGTGGAGGCGGAACTGCTGACGGTGTGGCTACGGCTGGAACGTATAACGCAGGAACGGAGAGTATTGATGTGACTGTTGCTTCTCCTGGTTCTAACTTTAGTATTGATGTTTCCGCTTTATTGGATAATACGAACTTAACTGAAGCGGAAGTCGATGCTTTTGTTGATAATAACGGATATTTAACTAGCGAAATAGATGGCAGCGTAACTAACGAAATACAAGACCTGCAATCTGTTACTGATGAGGGCGCAACTACTACGAATCCTGTTATTTTAGCTGGTGGTGTAACATCTGGAGCGAATGGCGGCACTAATGGATTTATAAAATTGCAAAGCAATATTGGACCATCTGCTACCTTATCTGCTGTTGGTTCTGGTTTAAGAATAAATCCAGACCCAGGTGGTGGGCCTACTGGAGTTGTAAGTATAAATAGACAGGCAGATAAAAACCCAACTACTTTTATACTTGAGGATGCTACTTCTATTTTAATGGAATACGAAGACAGTGGAACATCTGGTGATATTGTAATTGAATCAGGACCATTAACTAACGGTTCAACCTTGACTTTAGGAGCTAACGCATCTGGCCCTAGGATAGTTATGGGTAGATATGGTCTTGTTGGCAATCCAGCTAACTTAAGGTTCAACGTGTTTAATACGTCAACGGAAGTTGAGGACACTAAAATGATTTTAACGACAAATGGTCGCTTAGGAATCGGAACGACTACACCTACTACCCTACTCGATGTAAACGGAACAGCTAGTATTTCAGGTGCTTTAACATTAGGTTCAGTTACACAAGATGACACAGAAACAAATCTACTTGTACTGCAATCAGATGGTGAGGTACAATACCGGGACGTTTCCACAATTAGCGCGGGAACAGATGACCAGACGGCTGCGGAAGTGCCTGTAACACCTACCGGAAATTTAAATAGTACAGATGTTCAGGCAGCCTTAGAGGAACACCAAGCGGATATTGATGCTATTACCGGTGGAGGGGGAGTTGCTGACGGTGTTATTACCGGAGCTTCGTACAATGCAGGAACTGAGCAAATAGATGTAACTGTTAATGCTCCGGGTTCAAGTTTCAGCTTTAATGTATCTGCATTGTTGGACAACACGGATGCGCAAGATTTAAGCCTTGATGGAACGACTTTGAGCCTTACCGGAGATGCTACACCGGTAGACCTTTCGGTAGTTCAAGACGGAACTGGTACAGATGACCAGGTAATAGACGTTTTTTCGATTACAGGAAATACCTTGAGTTTATCAATCGAAGACGATGGCGAAGCGACAAAGACAGTTGATTTATCCGGATTGACAGCTAGTCCGAACTTTGACTACATCCAATTAAATACGGCTTTTGATAATCAAGACTTTTCCGTTGGTGAGATGGGCTGGGATGAAACCGGGGCTTTTCGGTTTGGCGTTGATGACAATTACAGCTTCGCAGTTGGTCAGGATATGTATAAGGAAGTACATAATACAACGGCTTCGCTTATCCCTCAAGGTACGGCTTTGATGATGACAGGTGCAGACGGTGCATCGAATGTGTTTACAGTTGCACCAATGAACTACCCTACTATCGGATCTGAGTTTTTAATCGGTATAGCTGCAAACGATATTGCTGCTGGTGGGTTTGGTGTGGCAGTTCAAAATGGATATGTAAAAGGAATTGACGTTAATGGGGAAGGCTGGAGCGAAGGCGATGTACTTTACTTAGACGAAACGAGCGCAGGAGGTTTAACTACAACCGTAGGTAATGTTTTGGTGGCAGCTGTAACTAAAGCAGGTTCAAATGGTACAATCTACGTTCGTCCTGACTTTTATGCTAGAAACGAAATACAAACACTTAGCTTAGGTGCAAATACGCTTTCGCTTACAGATGGCGGCAGCGTTGATTTGAGCGGGTATTTGGATGACACGAACTTAACAGAAGCTGAAGTGGATGCTTTTGTTGCCAACAATGGTTATTTGACATCTTATACTGAAACTGACCCTATTTGGACAGCGGAAAAATCAGATTATGCCACTATTGCCTACGTAGACGCAAACAGCGGAGGTTTAACATGGGGCGATCAGAGTATTTACAACAATGTATCTGCTACGACCTTAGATTTTGCGACTTATGCTGCGGCTAATTCGGATATTAGAAACTTTAATTTCGGGTTGACTGCTACTCCATTAAGTGCAGACCCGGATGTTATATTAAACCTTCCTGCTGATGCT